ACATAAACTTTGAAACGGGCATCGACTTAAATACCTGCATAGAAGAAGTTCGCAAACAAAGAAATAAACCTAAAGAATAACGGCTTAGGGCAACTTTCTACCATAAAGCGATACTCTACTATACCTGACATAAAAATAATGCCTTAAATCGCCTAAAATCAATTTTAACCATGACGGACTTCTCACAACAAAACGACACACACCTTACCAAATTCTTAAACCTTTTCCAAAATAACTCTAAAACAATGAACCTAAACATCCTGCAAGAAGCTCAAAACATCGTATACGGACAAAGAGAAGACGACTACGGCTCCGTTACCGAAAACTTTAATAACATCGCCAAACTTTGGTCAGCTACCCTCAAACATGAAATAACTCCCCAACAAGTCGGACTATGCCTTATCCAACTTAAAATCGCCAGAGAAATGAATAAACATAAACACGATAACCTCGTCGACATCGCCGGTTACGCCGCAACCCTCGAAAAACTTCACCTAAATCTCTAAAAACATGAAACTTAAAAATTATAACGGATCATACTACAATGACCCCTTCAACAACATCCCGCAAATAATTATTACCATAATCGTAATAATTCTAATCACCATCACCCTCATTATCACTAATTAAATAACAAAAATGGCATCTACATTAAACCGTAGATGCCATTCACCCACCAACAAATACCTCATCCCAAATACGTTACTAAAATAGTAACAAATCAAAACTTACCCCTCCCTTTTATCTTTATAACATCTATCTCCTTTATCTCCAAAATAACACCCTCTAAAACCCACACTCGCTTCCCCCTCACAGCAGAATTATAACTAACTCCTACATTCTTACAAATTAACGACAATGACGTATAAGAATCCTCAGAAACTTTACCTCCAATTATTGATATATATGCTCTCATAAATACAAATATACATCCCATTCGCCTGTAAAACTGTATCCGTTGCATTTTATCTAAACACAAAACTCCAAAAAAAATCTTTTATACAGGTATTTTGTGGGCATAACCCCATACAATCGGGGGGAGGGCATCCGTGACCGGAATCGAATTAAATTGACCGGGTGCCATTCGATCCTGGTTTATTTTCAGTTTCAAATCCAATTTAACTGATTTATTGTAGTAATTAACTACTAATCAAGCACATACAATACTAATTACAATAGCTATTCAAACAACATAGAGTGGTGGTGTTTGTTTTGTGGCAAAAACCACCATCGTAACGGCATCTGCTTAACTAACTGATTGACAGCTAACTAATTTATTTATTTGCTTATTTAATTACAATTTTGTAAGTTTACCCCCGACATTAGCGAGGCGAAGACCTGTCTAAAACCCGTTTAGATGAGCATAACAAAGTACAATGGCTAATAAAGGACCTATTCAATATAAAGACAATAAGAAAGAGAGGCACCCCTTGGAGCACCTTTTGACTTTAAACAATTTGACAAAGCAAGACGTTTGTAGAGGCATTAATGTTTCAATAAACACGTATAACAGTTATATTAAAGATCCTGGAATAATACCATTTAGGCGGATAATCCATTTATCTGGCATGTTTGGCATACATCCTGAAGAACTTGTTTACCTTCTTATTAGAAATAAGAGGCAACCTAATAAAGGAAGTGATAAGTATATAGGTCAATTAATAGATAAGTATAAATAACTTATTTATTATTTGGGTGTTCCGGCTTCCGCTATCGCTCAGCCGTCGGGCTTTAGTCATATCATTTATTCGCTATTGCTCATAAATGGATATTCCTACACAATCCCTAACACATAGCACAGCTATAAATCTATTCATTAAACGCCCCTTTTTAACCTATCCAATTTCAACAAATTGCACCTAAAAACAACAAAAACGAATATTTTTATCAATTTTTATTGCCTCTGAAACCCTTGAAAACATTGAGAAAGTGAATTTATTTTAAATTTAATTAAAAAAATATTAGGAATCAGTGAAACATTGCCTATCTTTGTACCGTTAAACAATCAAAAATAATCACTAATCTAAAACACTACATTATGAAAACAAACACAATTAACTCAGAAGTATTAAGCCACGGTATTGACGGCTTAACAAATGTAAACGCAGATAGTACATATGGATGCGACTTGCATAATGAATTATTTAATCAAGATTACTTTATTATCGGGTATTATAATGCTGAGCAGTTTTTGAAAAATACAAGTGAAGGTGTTTTTGGAGCGATTAACTTAGTTAAAGAATACGAGGAAAGTAATTTCGGTGCCGTTTCAACCGACCTAAGCAGCAGCGAAAAAGTCGCTAATATGTACGCCTATATTAAAGGGGAGGAAATTTTAAACGAATCAAAAACTTTGCGCGATAATTGGGACAACTATTTAACCCGTGAGGATTTATACGCTATTAAATTAGAATTAGAAGAATTACAATAGTTAACTGACGAGATCAAACAGATCGAAACGGAGCGCGGAACATTTGCGCCCGTATTAACTTAAAAACCACTACAAAATGAACTCAGAAACCAACACCGACACAATAGAAGCTATAAACTTCTGTTTTTTATCCTCAAGGGACCTAGGCCAACAAACACCCGGCGAACAAATACCGCTATTAAATGTAATAGCCTATCAAATGGCAATAAACACGCAAATAAGCAGAGAAAAACCCATTTGCGAGCCTTTAAACCTTAACAAGCATCTTGATATGGTATGCGCTAAAATACAGCTCAGAAACGCCGTATTTATGAACTAATCGACTGAGCGAAAAATAAACAAAAAGAAAAATTAACAATTTAAAAAATAAATCACTATGAAAAATCTAAAAATCAACAACAAAGAAGTAGCTATTGAAATGTCTATGGGATGGAAAGGTTATGGACAATATAACATAATAGCAGAAGTATGGATAGAGAATGAAAAACATAAATATACTTTCCACTCAACTAATAGCGAACTATATGACATCAGAAACGACGATGATGTCGATTCTGAAGAGTGGCAAGATATGCTATTTAGTAATGTGGACACTGATTTAATCGAGCGAATTGAAGAAACTATTTACCATTTAAATGAAGAAGAAGCGGACTAATTTCCGCAACAGGGGGCAATTTTTGTAGTGATTTTTTGCCCCCGGCCTCCGGGCTTTATAAATCACACGACTGAGCGAAATTTAAACAAATTAATAAATACAAACATGAAATTTCTTTTTATCCCATTGATAATGCTATCCTTTTTTTGTAAAGGCCAAAGCAAAGAAGAATATAAGATCAATAACTCTTATGGCTATATTATAGCTATTTTAACAGTATACAATAATGACATTCAGGAAATAAGGGACCCAAAAGGTATTTATTTAGGAATGTACATATCCAGGCGAAATATAACCTATGATAGTTTAGGTATAGTATATGGCGTCGGCAACCAAATTGAAAAGTTAATAAATAAAACAACTGAATTTACTTATGAATAAACAGCAGATTAAAGACCTTATCTTTAAAGATACAGGCATAGACACCAGATGCCGAAATTTAAACGGATCGCTGAAGGGGTACATTCAATTTTATATCCATGATAAAGGTGAACAAAATCAAATACAGTTTACATACGACTGGGGAAAATCCTTTGCAGCTAAATTTCCATCGACTGAGCGTAAAAGAGTATTCACTGGAGCTTACTCAATAGAAATTCATTCAGATTATATAACTGAAAATTAAACAAATGGCATTAAAACTAATTTTAATGAATCTTTATTTAGATTATAGAGATAATTACACAAGCGTAGAGATATTCGCTCAGGATATGAATTTAAGCGTTCCGGAGGCAAATATAATAATCACAGCAGGCAAGAATTTAACCGAATTAAAACAGCGACAAAATGAAACACCTGAGCATAAGTAAAACAATACAGGCCACAGACAAGCCAAAAATTGACGACTGGGCGAAATACATCCATAATCAAAATTTAAACAAAGGGCAAAAAACATTGTCGCAAATGACTGAGGTTGAAATTATAACAGAATTTAAACGCCGGTGCCATGAAGCAAGAAGATAAACAGCTCATCATTGTGGCAGTTAAAGGATTACATACACAAGTAATTTTTGGCCCTGCTATTCCAAGAATAGTCCAGGTAAAACGATCTGAATTAATTAAGTCAGGCAATTGGAAAGGATATATTTTAGAAATTCGTACTCCTCAAGGGTACGCCAACAAGAAAATACTTAAAAATGCCGCGTAAGACAGACTTAATTCCTTTAAATGATAAATTCATTGATAGAAGAACTAAAATGCTACCTTGTCAAAAAGAAATGGCTAAATGGTGGCACGAAAGAGGAGAAAGCATAAACGGTATTGCTAGAATGTTTAAAGTAAACAAAAGAACTATTCAATTTTTGTTGTTCCCTGAGAGGCTTAAAAAGAATGTTCAGGATAGACAAGACCGAGGAGGCTGGAAGCAATATTACGATAAAGAAACCTGGAAGGATACAATGAAAGAGCATAGAAATTATAAAAAAAAAGTATTAAAAGACACGACTGAGCGAAATATAAACAAAGGGAAAATTTAAAGCTATGACAGAAATTAATAAAAAATCAAATGCCGGCAGGAAACGTGAGCCAGATCCAAAAGATACTGTAATTTTGATGGTTCGCAGAAGCCGTATTGTAGGGAAGGATAATTTAGACATTCCTATTAAAGATTCTAAAGGTAATTTTACCCTGGAATACAAACAAATGGTTGATAAGCTCAGAGAAACACTTTACGAAACTATTGAGTTTGTAAATGCCTAACGGACGAGGCTATGAGCAGTTGAGCGTAGCCTGTGCGATGGAAAGAATTGCTTATAGCCTGTGTTATGTTGGTGCGTAGGATTTTTGAGCGATGGGCAGTTAAATATTTTAAAAGTTTTTTTGAGAGGGGTGCGTAGGATATTTATTTTAACAAACAAAGAATTATGAATGTATTAAGTTTATTTGATGGTATGAGTTGCGGACAAATTGCTTTGAATAGAGCAGGTATAACTGATTACACCTACTATGCAAGCGAGATTGATAAACATGCTATAAAGGTTACACAAAAGAATTACCCTAATACAATACAATTAGGAAGCGTAACCGATGTAAAAGCAACTGACTTGCCACAAATTGATTTGCTTATTGGCGGAAGCCCCTGCCAAGGGTTTTCATTTAGTGGAAAGCAATTGAACTTTGAGGACCCACGAAGCAAGCTGTTTTTTGAATTTGTGAGATTAGTAAAGGAGTGCAAACCGAAATATTGGCTACTGGAAAATGTGGTTATGAAAAAAGAATTTGAGCAAGTAATAACAGAGCATTTGGGAGTAGAACCGATAATGATTAACAGTAGTTTGGTATCTGCTCAAAATCGGGAACGCCTTTACTGGACGAACATACCAAATGTGGAGCAACCGATTGACAAAGGAATAAACCTTACCGACATTTTAGAAGATGATAAAATGATTGCGCCAAGTGCTATACGAGGCAGAAGATTGAACAAGGCAACAATATTAGGACGAAGGTTAAATGACAAAGGCAAACGAGATGATTACAATAAGGAAATACCAATAACGCAATGCCTTGAAGTAAGAGCCACAAACCGAAATAAAAGCAACTGCCTTACAACGGTAGCAAAGGATAATGTTTTAACTACAATGCCAATAGGAAGGCATCCTGACGCATTTAAAAACAAGTTGCCTTTTAGATATTACACCATTACGGAATATTGCAGATTGCAAACGATACCAGAAGATTATTTTGATGGAGTTGCAAGTGAGAACCAAATTAGAAAGATAGTTGGTAATGGTTGGACTGTCGATGTTATTACACACTTTTTCAACCTTTTAAAATTTTGAAAAAATTTAAGAGAGCGTGGGCAAAAACTTTTAAAATATTTAATTGTACATAACGGTTTCGGGCTTTGTGTCAGGCTGCGAAGCGTTGGTATTGAGCGGTCGGGCAGCTTGCACAAAACCGCTGTTATACGCTGGCACGGTTGATTAAATAATAAACTTAAATTGAAACACGAAACAAATTTTTTATTAAAATGAGCGAGGGCAAAAAAGAAATATTATTAGGTGATTGTTTGGAACTTATGAAGGATATACCAAACGGAAGTATTGATTCTATAATAACCGACCCACCTTACGGAACAACGCAATGTAAATGGGATAGTGTAATCCCTTTTGATTTGATGTGGGAACAACTGAATAGAGTAATAAAACCTAATGGAGCAATAGTTTTATTTGGAAATGAGCCTTTTAGTAGTGCTTTACGAATGAGTAATATAAAAAAATGGAGGTATGATTGGATATGGGAGAAAAATAAACCTACAAATTTTGGAAACGCTAATAAGATGCCGTTAAAATCTTATGAGATAATAAGTGTTTTTTACAACTCTCTTCCAGTATATAACCCACAAGGGCTTGTTGATATACCTGAAAAAACCGTTAAAAGAAATAAAAATGAAGAACCCGAAGCATACGGTAAGACTGGCTTAATTGGGGAGTTTAAAAGAAATAAAACTAATTTCCCAAGACAAAACTTAAAATTTGGAATGGAGGGGAAGAACGTACATCCAACTCAAAAACCTATTGAACTTATGGAGTACCTTATTAAAACCTATACTAACGAAAACGAAACAGTATTAGATTTTACAGCAGGAAGCGGAACAACTGCAATTGCTTGTTTAAATACGAACAGACAATTTATAGTAATGGAAAAAGAACAAAAGTATTACGATATTATTTTAAAGAGGGTGGGAGATTTTAATAAAAATTTTGAACCACAAACTCTCTTTGGAAACGAAATGTAGTGCTTGCGTATAACGGTTTGCAGATAGGCGATGTGGCGGAAATCGAAGCAAAAAACTATCTTTAAAAACTTAAATTGAATTGAAAAACAGAACTTAATATTAACTGAGAACCCGCCATATTGCCTATGTGCTGTTATAGGTAGGGCTTCTCACAAAACTAAATAGAAATGGCAAATACAAATGTAAAACCAGAAGTAAAAGGAAAATTGCTAACAGTGGCAGAACTAATTGAATTATTAAAACTTTGCCCACAAGATGCAAAAGTATATCACGAAGGTTGCGATTGCTACGGCGAGGCGGATAGAGTTGAATACGATGATTCCGACAATACAATTTTAATTGGTAGGTGTAATTAGCCTTACCTATAACGGCGGAGTGCAGGAGCAGCGCACTTGATAAACAGACTATGAAATACTACACTACCTGCGTTGCTCTTGCACTATGTTATAGGACAGGTTTGCAGATGTGATTAACGGTGTAATAAATTAATAGATAAATAAAATGAAAATACTATCAAACAAACAATACAATGATGCCATTGAGGCTATTGATAACGGAACAAAAGAAATAATAAAACTACAATTAAAGGTGCAAGAATTACAATCCGAATTAGAACAGTGGAAAGCTAAAAGTAAAGCAATAGAAAGAGATTATTCTATTTTAGAAAGAAATCTACGCTTTAATGGGGAAGATGATATTACAGGGTAAGCTCACATACACAGGAGCGTAGGCGCAAACTTTCCTATAACGTTCCGAGTATTGCCGCAGTAGCGGAATTAGAATTACAAAACTACAAAACAAGTATAAATGAATAATAAAGAACAAAAAGATGAAAAAATCACAGAAACCGCTATTGTCGGCAATACTGTGTTAGCTGCTGTTAAATTGTGCGTTGGGCAGAAATTATGGCTTGTTCGCTCACATCATTACAGAGGTGATAATAGAGAGCCAATTGAGGTTACTATTAGCAAGGTGGGTAAAAAATATTTTGAATTAGAAGATTATAGTAGATGCAAGTTTGAGATTGAAACCCTAAAACTAGTTACAGAAACAAATTATGTTGATAGATGCCACTTGAGTTTACAAGAAATACTTGATGAAAGAGAGGCTGATAAACTTGCAGGACAAATTAAAAATATTTTTGGTGGGTATGGTAAACCGAAATTGACATTGGAACAACTGCGTAAGATTATGGATGTGGTGGGTGGCAAAATTTAATTGCAGGTAACGTTTACGCATTGGCGATGTTGGGGATTTTGAAAAACTAAACTTGAATGATAGCACAAAAGATAATAGAAGCATTAAACTTGAATACAGCACTAAAGCCCCAATATTGCCAATGCAGTGTTAGTGGCAGTGCTTTGTTTAATGCTGATTGTATGGATATTTTACCTCTTATTCCTGATAAATCGGTTCAACTCATTTTGGCTGATTTACCTTATGGAACGACTGCAAATAAATGGGATAGTGTATTAGACTTAAACAAGTTGTGGATTGAATACCAACGCATATTAACTCCAAAGGGAAATATTGTTTTGTTTGGTGCAGGACTGTTTGCTTTTAAGTTGGCATTAAGTAACGAAAAACTATTTAGATATGATATGATATGGAAGAAAAGTAAGTGTGGAAGTCCGTTGACTGCTAAATATATGCCACTTAAAAAGCACGAAATGATACTTGTATTTGGTGAAAGTGCAAGTTATTATTACCCACAACTAACAGAAGGAACGCCTTACAAAAGGAAATGGACACCAAACAAAGTAAACAATATGGAGTATGGTATTGCTGGGGTACAAACTGATAATAAAGGAACAAGACACCCAATAACAGTTTTGGACTTTCCTCAACAATGGAGAAGGCAAGACCAAATGCACCCCACTCAAAAACCTTTGGAGTTAATAAAGTGGTTAATATCTGCTTATTCAGAAGAAGGTAAATTTGTTTTGGATAACACAATGGGAGTAGGCACAACTTGTTTAGGAGCAAAAGAGTTGAACCGTTCTTTTATAGGTATTGAAAAAGAGGTAAAATATTATGATTTGGCAGTTTCTCGTGTGTTCGGGTAGCATTGCCACTAACGGTCGAGTATAACCGAAGGCGGGGATTAAGTGCTACTGCCTTATCCTTCGGTACAAAGTTAATTAGTGGCACAAATGACCAGTTTGCGAATGTCGCCCCGCTTTTGGTTATACTTTGTTAGGGTGCGTTTTATTCGAATCAAAATGATAAATATTAAAGGATTTCCATTGCTTCACGAGGATGAATGTAATGACTTATTTAGTGCAGAAGGTAGTTTTACTGGCTACTATTTTGTAAAGCCAATTTACAGGTACTTACCTGATATAGATGGATTTGACGATGAAGAAAAGGCAAAGTATAAATTCAAAAACGTAAAAGAAGGTTTATATCTTATAGGATTGGAAATAATTTCAGATAGGTGGGTTAATAAAGGTTTTTGCGGAAAGCTTTTAGAAACTTACGGGCTTGTACTCGATGAAGCAAATCCAATGGTTAAAAAAGGGGATAGAGGTGATGAAGATTCACTTGTTTATTTAAATTTTGACCATATCGCTTTTGCTGTTCATTCGGTAGATGTTTCGGTCGTTTCTTAAATGCACCCTAACTATTATATGTAATACTAACTCTAAAACACTAACAAAATAAACCACTACAATATGGATTACGGAAAATGGATAAATAAATATTCCGTTGATTGCAGGTTAAAATACCCAAGCAAAGCAACACA